CTTCTTTGATGGCGCCAGATTTGAAGGTAAATTCACCGTTAGGTGAAACTTCGATATCTGTCTCTTGATGTCACAACACGAATTCGTGTCTCCGTACCAAACGTCGGGCCCATAACGTCTGGCAAGGAACGTCACACCAAGTTCCCCTCTGCGCACATCGACGAGGTCGAGCACTTGCCCGACCTTAGCCGCTGTTTCAGTGGCGGTTTTCACACACATGTCTTTAGAAACTCCATCATCTCCACCATAGATGCCCAGCTGTCGCCAGGCTGCCAGCTTTTCATGGCCCATCACACGATAAGTGTAGTAGGCAATGAACGCCGTATCCATAGTGTTCGCGCTCGATGTGTCAATGACTCCGGAGAGTCGTTGCCACTCAGTCTTGAACTTCTGCCCGAATGCACCTACCGCCACAAGATGGTGGGTCCTATTCCACACATCAATGAAGTCATTGTGCACAGATGGGTGAAAAGCTCTCAGATAGATCATTTTCTCCAACATGCCGAGAAGATTTGAATGCTTCCCGTCCATGCGGGAAAAATCCGTCATAGACAGCTTATCCTCACACGACTGCGCTAACTCAGCGACGATCGAAGCCACCTCCTTGGGTGATTTCGAAAAGGCGTACCAGCGCTTCTCTTTAAGGAATTCATCTACAAAAGCATAGATGAACCTTGCATAGTCACGCTTATCGGGCCCGCACATCTGAGAAATTCCTCTAGGGTCGTTCACGTTTCCGTAAGCTTCCCGCTTTCCAAATTGCGACGTCACACCAGTGGGTTTGGTGTGATCAGCTTGGTTCAAGATCGCACGTTGAGATGGTTTGTTTTGTCTTTCAAACACGACCTCAACAGCCTCAGGGGTGAGGCTGTGCTTGCGGTCTTCAGGGACCATGAGCTCAGAAAACTCATGCATGCACTTAAGCATGAAAGAATTCAGGGGAAGTTCTTTCGTAACTATCTCCTTCATCCTCTTATCCATGAAGCGTTGTTCATTAGCCTCGCAAACATCGGGGACGAATCCTCCGTGTACCAAGGGCTGCATGAATCCAACCATACCAGCTTTAACATCTGGATCAAACTCAAATCCTTTCGGTAGGTACTGGTAACGTCTCACTCCGTCGACCACGGAAACTGATTCAACCGTGGGTTTACGCGTCAAGTGGTACTCCAGCAACACCTCGGACCCAACATATTGCGTCGGGTCCTTCTGCTCACCATCATCCAACTTCGATTTCACACTCGCAAGCGACAACTTACCTGAAATGGTATTCGCCACACTCGAGATCGTGGAGTCTACGTGTGCTGGGACTACGCTGGAACTGTATTCGCCTAAGCGACCAGTAGCAACGTGTAAGCCCTCAGTCTTATTCACGTAGAAACGCACAAAATTGCCCACAACAGGATTGAACCTGCGTAGGCTGCGCGCCTCCAATCGAGACTTCGCACACCAAGCCATAAAGGGATTGGTCGTCCGGTAAAGTGGGACCAGC